GAGGGCCGGAGAAGTGGTGACCTGGGTACTTCCCCCGCAGGGTTTTATCCGGCCCTTATTTGGTTAGCTCGTGAAACCGAAGCCGTGAATGTTCAAACGAGGGGCAACGCATTCCAAGTTCAGGGCTGCCAGAACCTGTCCACTCAGCTGAGTGTTGTCCTGGGCAGGCTTGAAGCCTGTGAATCCGAAACGATACATCGGATCGGTGGAGATGCGGAACATCCAGGTGTCGGTGTTGATCATGAAGATCACTTCACCCACTGTCAGGGTAGGAGCATTAGTCATGTTCGGGAACTGACCAGCCGGTGTACCTGTCAGGGCATTGGTGATTGTGCCTGTGGTGTAATTGCCAAGACGAGCATCATTCACACCATAGTAGGCTGACGGTGCATAGTCGTCTTTGGTAATCAACATCTTGTTGAGTCTGACACCTTCGAAGCCATAACGCGGATCGGTTTCCTGGCCAAAGCGCTGTTGGACCTGCAAAGTGTTTTTGATCAACGTCAAGCCGCGTTTGCTGGTGACCGCCAAATCCGGCGAGAGGTTGCCCTGCGTCGCGGTCTGGTACATATCTTCCAGCTGTTCATAGGTGATCTTGCCACCTCCGCCAGAGGTCAAACCCAACCAACGCGGGGTCGAGTTCAAGGTTGCTCCAATCGCACCATTGCGCGTCTGTCCACCGTAGGACGTAAAGATGTTGCCATCCCACGAATAAACGGAACCATCATTAAGTGCTTCAGACAAACCATTGATCGCCGTCGAACGATCATCCGCAACTGAACCGCCTGATGCCTGACCGTGCCTCCAGGCCGCAATAGCAACCTGAGTATTGATAGTCATCATTGCATTGCTCATATAGGCATCCAACAACGAAAACACCGCATTCTCGCCAGAGTTACGAACTTTGATGTCTTCCATCAAAACCGTGACGTTCTGTTCAATGTAACGTTCTCTGAACTGCTGGGCAGCAATCTGGTCAACCAGAGCAATGTTGAACGAGGAACCGGGGGCGTAGAATCCACCGATTGTCGGTTGATACAGGAAGGCATACTGTTGGTACGTCCCGCCCGAGAAATCTACGATGCACTTGTCGCGCAGATAGGTGAAGAACGGGATTGCCTTGAAGAAGTTATCAGTGATCTGGTTCGGCCAGATTTCCTGATAAGTGATACTGTTGATTGCATTTACGAGGGGGTCCATAGCCCTTATATCTCCTTTGTTTGCAACGAATTAAGGGGATCCGATCTAAAATTTTTTGGTAAGCTATTGTGTAAGCAATCGACCTGTACTATACTCTTATCTAGGAGGATATTTGAGTTATGAGTACCGCAGCTGTTTACACACTGAAAAATATGCTTACTGGCGAAATGTACATAGGATCGTCCAGCAATATTTACCAAAGACGGAATCAACACCTCTCTTCGCTGAGAAGAGGTAAAGGCAGACACCCCCGATTGCAGAGTAACTGGAATCAGTATGGTGAATCCGCCTTCCAATTTGAAATCCTTGAACGTATCAAGGACACTACTGAGTTGCGAGAAAGAGAACAGTTTTGGATGGATCGCCTGAAACCTGCCCTTAATATTCTTACCGATGCCAAGGGTCCCGGCATTTATCGCTGGACCGTGCATCGACAAAGAAAAATTGAAAATGGGGTTGAGTCTCATTACTATAAGCGATTCCTATTAACTGCACCAGATGGCCGACAAATGTGCACCGACAATCTGAGCCAATTTTGCAGATACTTTGGTTTGGAGCGATCCAATCTTCAGGCTGTAGCCCGAGGAAAGGTTCGTCACGCCAAAGGTTGGACTTGTCAATCTATTGATAATCCAGTCGAACTGAAAACTGGCCCCATTCCCCGAAGACGATCAAAGAAATACAAAGGCTTCAAATTGACCGATCCAGAGGGCAGAGTTTACGAAGTAGAACAGTTAAAACCATTTGCTAGAGAACATGGACTAACTGTAGAGAATCTTCGCAAAGTTGCCAAAAAGCAGCGCCTTTTTCACAAAGGCTGGGATTGTGAATTTATCCCATTCGACTAGATTGACGTCGGGCCTCCCCCTGATTTGGGAACGCCGTCCGGGGTAAACATTTGGCTCCACGCAGCTGCTGCTCGCTGAACACGTTGAGATGCAGCCAGCTGAGGTGGAACGAGTTCTGGAGCAACCGGGGCACTTTCCCCGGGCACTGCTCTGGATGAAAAGGTGTCAAAGACTTCGTTTGATTTGGAAAAGCGAGGATCGCTAAATGCGCCGGGGGTGTTGCCGATAACCTTGGTCGGGTTGGTGGCAAACTCCGTCATAAGCTTTGCGCGTTCCTCTTCTCGGATGCGAGCAATTTCCGCCTCTTTGTCACGCTGAGCGATTTCAGCTCTCTTGCCCTGGACGTTGTATTTGGATTCCCAATACTGGCGAATGTCCTGCTGAGCATTCATGGCCTCAGTTATGATGTCATCCGACAATGGTTGACCAAATAGACGTTGGTGTTCTCCAGCAATCGCAAAAGCAGTGCCTTGCATAGAGAGTAGCTGTTGGGCAAAATTCCCCACATCTTCGCGGGTAAGATAGTTTCCCTGCGCAGTGGCGGGTACAGCTGGCGAAGCCGGGCTTGCTGGTTGAGTGGGGTAAGTTGGCATGACGTCCTCTCTTGAAATGGTTGGAATTTTGACTTGTTCTTTCAAGCCATAATCCTCAATTGCTTGTTCATAAGCTGCAATCTTGGCAGTTAATTCAGGGTATTGAACTTCCAGTCTCTTGAGGCGATCAACCTCAGCTCTGGCATCCCGTTCCCACTGCTCAAGGGCCGCACGTTCCAAAGCAAAGCGTTGGCGTTCAGCCTCCAGCTCAGCTTCCTGTTGCCGTTTCCACTCAGCATTAGCCTTGGATTTGTTGGTATAGTCTCTGTCCATCGACAAAAGACCAGCAAATCTCTGCTGCGCTTTTTCGTCCTTACTAAAAAGATCTATATATTGCTGCCTCATTCCTTCTGCGATTGCGCCTTCTTTCACAAGACGGTCGACATCGGCAGCTATTTGTTCTGCATATGTCATCGGACTCCTTTGTGAACTCCCGATGGGGTTGGTGCAAATCGAGGATCAGTCGATCCGAACTCCCCGTTAGGGTTGGTTCCGTTGGTTGGTCATAACATGGTGGCTGCCCCAGGCATAGCACTGGGGGCCGGTGATACGGAGACTACAACCTGCTGTCTCCACCTCTCAATTCCTTCCATGATCTGGCGAGCGGCGTCTTCTGATCCCGGAAACATCCGGGCAAGGTCTGCGACCATTTGACTCATCTGGTCAAATTGACGCATGGCTGAGGACGCGGCAGTTGAGATTGCAGAAAGGTCTTCGGATGGGGCCGCTGGTGCGCCAAGAAGGGACATAAGATCAACACCGCCACCAGGGTTGGCAGCAGCTTGATCGGTTGGCTGAGGTGACGGAAAAGATGGTGATTGTAACGGTGTTCCGCCCGGCATCAGTGGCATCGGCATTTTGTAGTTTCCTCCGTTGACCACCCCGAAATTGGGGTTAAGTCAAAATGATACACATAGGGTGTATCACGGATTGGGGAGATGTGTCAAGGGTGAGACAGGTTGGCAAAAAGGAAGGGCCCTAGAACAGAGCCCCAAGGGAGAGGAGGGAGAGAGAAAACAATGAACGGACAGAACGAAGAATGATTGTGACACAGTTCACAAGTGGTGTCAACTATTGGACTCGTTTCGGGCGATTGCAGCGTTTGCCCAGAAGATTGCCTGCTCTAGGTTAGTTAGAGCTAAAGACTGTTCACGGGAGGGTGGGGTTTTCTGGGAAATCAAATAGGCCAGCTTCTTGGCCTCGCTTCGGAGCTGGGCATACCGTTGTATCTGATCTTCCCCGGGAGAATGATAAATAAAGTCATTCTCCAATCGGGCTCTCGCCACATCCGATATTTGATATTCTCTTTCCGGCACAAATTCGTTATTCATAATTCTCCTTACAGTTTAGCTTTCAGCTAATGTAGATCTAGGGACCCCAAGACTGTCGTGTTTTTGCACGAGCCTTGGGGATTTTTGCGCAGTTGGCGGTCTACCCGGCCTCGCTTTTGGGCTCGCCCCCTGGGCTGCACCTCCTTCGGGGCCTTCGCCCCCGCCCTGGGCTACTGCGCCCTGGAGAGCTTGACCAAGGGCTGCAAGGGGATTCATGGCCTGTTGAGCTGCCATTACTTCTTGCTGAATCTGAAGCTGACGATTCAGTTCCTCTTCCTGCCACGCTTTCCACTTGTCAATTTCAGTGGTCGGGTAGTGGCCTGTGGCATCAGCTGGCGGAGTGCCAGGGTTGGCCACATCAAAGGCCTCGAGCAGGGTATAGGGCGAGATGGGAAGGCCTCGATCCGCAAGAGCCAAAAGGGCCATCCGACGACTGGATTGGGTCTGCTGGTAAATCGAGCCCGGCATAATGCTAAACCTGAAGTTTTCCATATGAACTCGAGCGCGCTCGAAACGGCTGGCCCCCGGGAGGACTCCTGGAAGGTTCAGGGCATCCGGCACAAGATTGGCTGGATCATAATCGTAGTCGTCAATGGTGATTCCATCCGGACCATAAAGTTGGAAACGTCGCCGTGCGGTTTCAAATTCAAAAGTCAAGCATTTGAATTGTTCACCGAGCTGGCGGAGGGATGCCTCCATATTGCGGGACATATCGGTTGAAAGGGGTCCCGCAAGTTCGGCCATTTTTTCAATGGTATCGCCCGAGGGAATCTGGGCAGCTTTTTGCATTGCCACCAGATCGTGCAGGCCGATGAGCTTGGTGCCTTCTTCCTTGATCCATTGAAGGAGGGGAAGAATGTCGGACTGCATGTTGTAGTAGGCCGGGTCAACCATTAGTTTGAAGGCCTCACCAATCAGATCGTTCATGGCCACAACCTGCCCGCCTACACGGGGATCGAAGGCTCGGGCCAGCTCCGGCGAGATTCGGTTGTCATCATAGGTGAGGGGTGGACGAAGGCGGGCATTGGCACTGTCGTCATAAGCTCGCAACAAAGAAGTCATCATTGCCATTGCTTTGGCTGGTTCTTTGGTTATTGGGATGCCACAATATTCGAAAGGCCAGTCATCCAATCTGAACTTAACAAGCGGAACTTCCCCGTGCCAGAACTTGCTGGGACCATCGTACAAAACCTGGGTGCGGGTGCAGGTAATGACCCGGCGACGGGGGAAGATGCGGGCATCGTGGTAGTCTGCTTTGCGAGTCAGGGGTCGACCCTGCTGGTCATAGATGCCGGTGGGGATTTCAGAATTAAGGGAAGGGACTTGGTACTGCCAAGGAGAACCGCCCACACCCATTGACATTTCGTGTCCAGAAGCATTTACAGAGGCATCGTTAATGTAAATGTCATAGACTGTGACAAGAGCCCTGCCCGTAGATTCTACATCCTTGTAGCCTCGATCCCTGCCATAGGTATTGTGGACGGTGGCAACAACCTTTGTCTTGGCGAGATTCCACAACCTGCGGCCCCACCAACTTCCGTCATCACCATCCGGCACAATTTTGTCCGCGAGGTGGGGGAAACGTCGGATCACCTCAACAATGGGGATGCGCCGTCTGATGACCACCGCATAGGCTTTCTGGAGATCCCAGTCATCCGGGGAGATTTGGATCGGGAGGACTGCATCCACCCCCAAGGGGGTTAGGGAAATGCCGCCCCGGTTCGGGCCCCAATATCCAGGATCCCAGCCTGTCATCAAATATCCGGTCCCCTCAACCGCCGCGAATTGGAGGGCTTGTCGAAGGGACCGGTCCGCGAGAGATTCCCAATACCAGCTCTGGTAGAGTTGGTTCAAAAGCCAAGCCTGTTGGCTGTATTCCTCGTTGTCGCATTTGAAGGCTGTAATGGGACGGGGGTTACTCAGGGTCGCAACAATTTCACGCACATCGCGCTTGATGAAATTCAGGGAGGCAGAACTCACAGTGTCCGGAACCTCTCCCCATCCCCGGTCCGACATGATCTTATGGCTCACGTCCACAAAATTGTAACCGGTGTTGTCCTTCAAAAAAGATTCGCCCTGGTTAACGGCGTCCATTGCCCAGCCCGTGATTTGGTCCCGGGATGATTGAGAGCCATCATATGTAAATGGCGCTTCAAATCTGCTGGGCTTGTTATTTGGTGAGGGAGGCATTTAGTATCTCCTTAAATTATCGTCTTCCTCGAAAACCGGTTTCACCCTCAGACCACCACTCTTCTCGATTGCTTCTATTGTATTCCATAGCTTCATTAAAAATAGGGTTATAGGTAAACCGTTCTTCACGATTGCGTTCCAGCGCGGCTCGCAGCAGATCTTTGGCCAGAGGATCCGAAGTCCTGGCCAGTTCTGCAGAAAGCTCCTCACGCCGCATCTTTGTCATTTTTTCCTGCTGCTCCTGCCAATGTTCAAAGCCTTTTTGGCGTTTACTTTTTTCGTGACGGTTCCAATCCTTCATCACACTGTCATATTCAGCCATTGAACGGATCTCGATTCGCTCGGCATCTGAAGGAGTTGGAGCATCAGAGCGGCCCGGTGGGCCATAGCTGCCATCGGCATACTTGAAAATTACCATCGGGTTTTCCATCACCCGGCGTTCTTTGCGGGACAGAAAAACCCGAAAGGCTTTTTTGGGGCACTTTTCACACTTGATCTGGTTGACTGTCCAATCCACCATCTTTTCAAAGACGTGCCCATTGGAGCACTCAAAGTCATGCATCGGCATACTTTCCCCTCCTCATTACCTTATCCTCAATCTGTTTCAAATCCGCCCCCTCTCTCAAATTAAACTTCACCGGCTTGCACCAACAATCCTCATTCTCTTCGTCATGATCTTCCTCAAGACCCGGATAGTTTCGGTGAATAACAAAGTTCTGTTCTGGACAGTTATCAAAAGCCCAGATCATTGCATCCTGAAATGTTGATGTCTGATTAACGCCACTGTCCATATATTCTCCGGCCATCTGGCTTATCCTTACTGGATTTCAGGTGTCCAGCCGCACCCCCAATTATTCTTCCTCCCTGATAGGCGGGATATTCTCTCAGGGCCTGTTCCCACTCCCGCTCCTCAGTCCAAGCCGAAGGCACTGTACCATAAATCTCCGGATCATACCAGCTTGTAAGGATCAGGGCAGAGGCAAAGAAGTGATCATCGTGATTGCCTTGGGAGGCTTCGATTCGACTTTTGTCTATGTTGTACTCCAATGTGCTCAATGATTTAGAGAGCCATGGGGAACGGACTATGAAGGAATTATCCCGGATTGCTTTGCGGGCAAGAGAGATGATCTTGGGGCGATTGGCGCGGGTGGTTCTCCAGCCAAGGCGGTCTAGGCGAGCGGGATGGCGACCGGCCCCGCGGCCCCCTGTTTTGCTTAGGTCTAGTTGTTGGTGAAAATTCGTCCAACCCCGCTTTTGCATTTCAATCTGAATGGCGTCACCAGCCGCAATATTATTTTCCACCACCACTCTGGGAGTAATCCAGCGGCCTGTGCGGGAGCGGGCGGTGTAGAGGTGACCCAGGCAAAAGACCCAAGCCCAAAAATCGTGGGGTCCAATCTGGCGACTGGCAAATTCCGCAACCTGGATGTCGGGATGCCATGGGGTGGCCTTTTTGATGACCGAGACAACCGCCCAATCCTGGTCCACCCCCTCACTGGGATCAACTCCAATCCCATATTCCTCCCCAGCAACCGGCCATTCCCACACATATAGACGGCTTTCAGGGTCGGCATCCGGCCATCCGTCCTGGCGAAGGGGCCAAAGGTTGAAGGTGGAAACAAGGGTGTTGTCCGGTTTGCGGCACTTGGCTACGATGGGTTTGCCGGTATGGCCACCACGGGTGTATTCGGAGGGGATGTCTTTGCCCGTAATTTCGAAGACACCA